GACACAGTAGGAGACAATGAAGACGTCGTATAATGTCCATTTAACGACGTCTACCCTGCCGATGCCGTCATGGTGGGAAATAGTAGGTGTTATAAAATTTGTTAAGTTGTTTGTTTATGTATTACTATCCTATAGTAATATGTTTAGAATAGAGGTGTCGGCAGAGTCGGGAGGGTTTTGTAAAAAGGTCGTGGGGTGCTCCCGCGATTTTTTCAAGTTTGAGGGTGCTAACCTATAGCCATGAGATTAAAACTAGAACCAACATATAAACAACATCTCTCCTACGAACTTTTAAAAGATAAAGCTATCCGATACCTGCTATTCGGTGGGGGCGCTGGCGGGGGGAAGAGCTGGCTAGGCTGCGAGTGGTTGTTACAGATGTGTATTCTCTATCCGGGCTCCAAGTGGTTCGTCGGGAGAAAAGAACTAAAGTCCTTAATGGGCTCTACATTTATCACATGGCAAAAGGTGTGCAGACACCACGGCATAGACCCTGAATCGTGGAAGCTTAACAGTAAGTACAACTACATAGAATTTGTGTCAGGAAAAGCTAAGGGCTCTAGAATCGACCTACTCGACGTGCGCCACACCCCTTCCGACCCTGTCTTTGAAAGGTTCGGCTCTTTAGAGTTCACAGGAGGCTGGCTAGAGGAGGCCGGTGAGATTGCTTATTTGGCATTTGATGTATTGAAGTCTAGGATTGGAAGGCACAACACTGCTGAAATCTTAGGGGTGGAGGTAGCTCCCAAGATGCTTTTGACCTGCAACCCCACTCAGAACTGGTTATTTAGGATCTTTTATAAGCCGCACAGGGACGGATCTCTTCCAAAGGACCTGGCTTTTATTAGGGCCTTGCATGATGACAACCCGCACCACCCGTCTTCTTATGCGGAACAGTTAGCTAGTATTTCTGATCCTATTCTTAGGGCTAGGTTATATGCTGGGGATTGGGAGTATTCTGTAGATGATTTGGCTTTAGTTAACTACGAGGCTATTTTAGATTTGTTTACTGCTGAGCTTGATGAGGACGCCTCTCATTATATAACAGCGGATATTGCTAGGTACGGGTCGGACAAGTCGGTGATAGGGGTTTGGGAGGGGCTAAATTTAACAAAGATGATAGTTTCGGGAAAGCAGAGTTTGGAGGTTACTACTGGCAGGATTCGGGACCTTATGGAGTCTGAGAGGATTCCTTATCGGAATGTAGTCGTGGACGAGGACGGGGTCGGCGGGGGAGTTGTGGACGCGTTAAATGGAGTGCAGGGGTTTATGGGAAACAGGGCGCCCCTGTTACGCCCTGACGACTCTGTGGAGCTTGAGTACTTAAATGTGCCCAAGGCTTATTTAAAGAAAGAGAATTACAAGAATCTTAGGAGTCAGTGCCACTTTTTATTAGCTCATATGATTAACACACACAGAATGGCCATCACGGCGAAGATGACGGAAAAAGAGAAGGAGATGGTTATTGAGGAGCTCAGGCAGATTAAGAGGGTAGATACTAGTGCGGATGAGGCGCTTAGGATTGTTCCAAAGGATATGATAAAGGAGGCGCTCGGCCGTTCTCCGGATTTTTCTGATATGATGATGATGAGGATGTATTTTGAGATGGTCGCAGACATGCCAAAGAGCGCTTACAACCCGGTGAGGCAGGACGTGCTGCCTACTGGCTTGGGGAGATCCGATTTTGGGGGAGTTCCCTTTGACTTGTAAAGAGAGTAATATAAGGATATATTCCTAATAGGTATATTTTATGAGCGCATTAAGTCAAATAACCACAGATCCACATATGGAACAGCTACGACTCGAAAAAGAGTCTGGATTAGCATTTAGGAAAAGAAGGCACGAGCCTTGGAAAGATTCCTATACTTTATATAGAAACAAAGTCATCACAAATCGGCTAACACAGAGACAATCTGTTAACTTACCTCTTATGAAATATGCTTTGGGCTCTATTATGAAGGAAATTGACGAGGCGCCGGAGCTTTATTTTAGAAATTTAGACAACAATCAGCAAAAAGAGGTTTACTACAACGAAGTTTGGAAGGATATGGCCGTTAAAGAGAAGCTTAATATCAAAGATATTGTTGACAAAAAGCAAGCTTTGCTGTACGGACGGTCTTTTAAGAAGTTAAACATTAAAAACGGCAGGCCCGCCATCGAAATTGTGGACCCTCAGCACATAATTGTTGACAGATACGTCGACCCTGCCGACCTTGACAGCGCAAAAGTACTGATTCAGACAAATATTTTCAAAACATTGAGCGATATACTCGCAAACGACAATTATTCTGCAAAAGGCAGGAGAAAACTTAAGACCTACTACAAAGAAATGGGCGAAGAGGTTCATCAAGACGACACAAACAACAAAATAGCCGAGGATAACCAGAAAATGAGCGATATGGGGCTTGAAGATGCTATGGATCCCGTAGTTGGGGAGACTTATGTTGAGCTTAATGAGATGTATATAAAGGAATTTGACAAAGAGGCCGGGAGCGAGGTTATTCGTGTCTATACAGCGGCTGTTCCTGGCGGACTTGTTATTGAGTTGCAAAGCGCTCCGCTGCACGAGGTTATTGGGGATACTGTAGATAACTTCTGGTACGACCATTATCCTATTAGTTCGTGGGGTACTGATATAGAAAGAACAGATTTTTGGAGCGATGCTCCTGCCGACACTCTCAGGGGGTCTGCCAAAGTCTTGAACAGCTTTTATTCGCAGCTTGTTGAGAACAGAACGCTTAGAAACTACAACATGCATTATTATGACTCTACAAACCCCGATTTTGTGCCTCAGACTTTTGAGCCTGTACCTTGGGGATGGTATCCGCTTCCCGGAAAACCGAGTGAAGTTATGACTACGGTTGAGGTTCCCGACTTATCGGAGAGCTTAGATGAAATTCAATACATTATAGGAATCGCTGAAAAGGCCGTAGCTACAACCTCTGCGCAGACAGGGTCCGTGGAAGAGAAGTCTGTGACGCTCGGAGAAGTTCAGCTGGCTTTGGCTAACGCCCAAGAGAGAGTTAGAAGCATTGCTATTTTTTATACAGAATCATGGAAAGACTTTGGACTTAAATATGTGAAGATGCTTGAGGGTGCAAGTGACATGCTTGATCCTGTAACAGTTGTTAAAGAGGGAAGACTTGGTAAAAAGATTTACAGTAGAGAAATTTCTCCTAAAAACTGGAACTCTAAATCTGGCTATTCGGTAGAAGTTATGTTTAGGGGCGAGATGGAATCTGAAGCTTTGGATGAACTGCAAAAGTTAAATGCTGCTGTTTCTGCAATGCCGCTTAATGCTCCGTTAAGAGGAATTTATAATAAGAAACTAGCTACGATTGCAGGACTTACTATTGAGGAAGTGCAGCAGGTTATGGAGTTTGAAACTAAGAACCCGACTCCAGTAGCGCAGCCCGAAGCCGAAGGGTCGGCGGGGTCGGCGGGGCGGCCAGAAGACGCCTTGGTTGAGGTTCCGTCTGTATCCGGAGCTCCGTTTGCAGAAGACGGCGGAGTAGCGTAAAATACGAGCCATGAATCTACTTGATAGGATTTTAGAAAAGCAGGGCCTTAACTACGAAGATCTAAACCACGAAGAACGAGAAGTTTACAACAAAGCTAACTTTAATATGAAATCTCTTAGCGTCGGAGACGTTAAGCACTATGTGTCTCTTATGAAGAACTCTGTGGCCTTACAGATTTCTGATACTCCGATAGACGAGACAAACAAGATAATAATTTTACAAGCCCGGCTTAAAAACTACGTTTTATTAGAGGCGTTTCTTATGAAGCCCGAAATAGCGGAGAAAGCATTTAGAGCGGGAATGGAAGCAAAAGGAGTAGATAGAACTTGACAACGGTCAAACGTCCTATCTATAATGAATCATTATGATGGATCCAGTATCACGAGAAGAATTAGATCGAATAACAATGTTAACCCCAGAGGAGCTGTCCTTGAAAGAGCACGCTGGAGATGTTGCATTTCTAAGAGCAAGGCGCGCATATTTACGACCAGAACAAGCAAAAGTTTTCGAGCCCCTTTTAAAGGGTGTTGAATCCATGGGCGCAAGAGAGCAGGCTGCTTTTGAAAAAGCAGATGGCAGAGAAAGAGCAAGAGCTGCAAAAGAAGCAGAAAAAGAAGCTAAAAAAACCAAAACCGTGCAAGAATCTCAAAACCCTGGCGGCGGCGCATAACTACTAACCCTGCAAAGCAGGACTGTTGAAAGTTAAATATGGCAAAAAAACTAGATAATAGAAATCTGAATAAGGCTGAAGACGACGCAAACTTACAAGAAATCCTCAATGATGCAGACGATGAAATTCCTATAGAAGAAGACGTAGCTACTAAAAATAATGATATTGTTGACGAGCCTGAAGACGATCAGCCAGGCAAAGACGAGGAAATAGAAAAAGACTTGGGCGAGGAGGATGATCCAGATGCTGCCGATATCACAGAAACGGTCGATGTTAAAACAGCTCTAAAAAAAGAGGAGCCTGATTATAAAGAGAAGTTTAGAGCTTCCAGCAGCGAGGCCTCAACGCAGTATTTTAAAAACAAACAAATGCAAGAAAAGATCGACGAGGCCGCGGAGTTGCCAGAGCCTACTATAGAAGAGCTTCATGCAGAGGCCAGGTCTAAGGGAACTGCCTACGACGAATTGGACGAGTTTGCACAGGGCATATTAAAAGACTCTCTTATGTCTAAAAGACAGTTTGCTCTTATTAAAGAGGCTAACGATGCCGGAAAAAGGATCGACGTCTGGGCAAAAGATGTAGACACTTTTACAAACTCTGTAGAAGTTATAAATAAGTATCCAAGCCTAGAGGGAAGCGAGGCAGATTTTAAAAAGTATGCAATGAAGCAATCGCGAAGGGGCATGGACATGGAGGATCTTTTATCAGGATTCTTATTTCAAAGACAGGGCGACGATCCTGTTAAAAGGACCAAGCCTAGAAAAAAGGATATGTTGCTTTCTGGCGGCGGCGGAGGAACTACTCCGACCGAAGTTAAAAAGATAGACGCCGAGGAACTTCGTATTATAAGAAATACTAACCCAACAAGATATAAACAGCTTATCAAGGATGGTAAGATCGGACTAGATATACTGGACGCTTCGTAACCGAACTTGACAAACCCCGCACATTAGCCTTAATATTTAGACATAAAGCTAACCTCGACATAATTGAGACTGCGACCTTATAGTTTATTTATTTAATAGAAAAGGAAACACAATTATGTCAGCATATCCTACAAAACTAGTAGAAGCGTTTGCAAGTCAAGCACTTCGAAGATTCTATTCACGCTCTGTATCTGAGGCTATAACAAACTCAGATTACGAAGGTGAGGTCAAGGATCGAAGCTCAAAATTGAACGTTTTAACTTTTGGTGCGATTTCAGCTCAGACCTACGATGGTTCTGACCTAACAGCAGACACTCTTACTGAGAGTAACTCGCAGTTAGTAACAGATCAGCTAAAAGCCTTCTATTTCAAGATCAAGGACTACGACACCTTCCGCTCTTATATAAAGAGCCCGGACGGTACAATCCTAGATCAGGTCGCAAACGAACTAAAGAAAGTTGTAGACACTTTCGTGTTAGCGCTAAACGCTGACGTTGGGGCTGGAAATAGAGATGGTACTGACTACACCACAGGAACCGTAACTGTTGCAGTTACAACCGGTGCTGTTACAGGATCAGGAACTACTTTCACATCAGGAATGGTAGGAAAAGGGTTCCAAGCTACCGGGCACTCCGCTTGGTATAGAGTAAAAAGTTTTGCAAGTACTACATCTATCGTTATTGAGGACGACTCAGACGATGAGACATCTGCATATACAGGTGGGGCAATAGCTGGTGGAACTGCTTACACGATTCAAGCAAATACTGCATTGACTGTTACTAAATCAACAATCTTTGCTAGAGTATCTGAATTGGCAATGATTCTTACAAACAGAGAAATACCTGCTGAAAACAGGTGGTTAGTTGTACCTGCAAGAATCGCAAACATGATTAGACAAGCTCCTGAATACGTAGCTATTGGATCTGAGTCCGGTAGAGGAAACGTACTAAACGGCTTACTTGCAAAACAATTTGCAGGGTTCGATGTCTATGAAGTATCAGATGATCGTATTAACGGTGACAACACTAATGGCTACAACTGCATGGGTGGACACAGATCCGCTATTACTTTCGCAATGGGACTTACTGAGAATGGTATCGAAGACCTAATCGGTAACTTCGGTAAAGCATACAAATCTTTACACGTCTACGGTGCTAAAGTTGCAGACGAGAGAAGAAAAGCTCTTGTCGAAGGATTCTGGAAGGTATAAACTTCTAGTAACACGTGAAACTTAGCCCTCACCCCTTCGGGGGTGGGGGATCACGAAAGAAACAAAAAACATGGGAGTATTTAAACTAAAATCTGACTTGCCACAAGGCACACAAGACGAAATAGATAGAATTCAAGCTATAGCAGTTGGTTTAAGAAAAACGACAGAAACAGACTTCTTAACAGCTTTGTATGATTATTTGTACAATGAGGCTATTTTAAGAGATTCTAGGGACAGAATAGTTATTGCTTCTGGTGTTACAATGCCAACCGGAGATTCGGGTTTCAAAAAAGGCGCTACATGGATTCAAAACACAGCTTCAGACGAGGGTGTATTTTTTAATTCAGGTAATGACGTTTCTGCAACTTGGGTGGGATCTGGAGCATCTACAGTGTCTCCATCATTAAGTCCGTCACTGAGCCCATCAATTTCGCCGTCGCTCTCGCCATCTTTGAGCCCATCATTAAGCCCTTCGTTGAGCCCGTCGATATCTCCAAGTACTTCGCCATCTGCGTCTCTGTCGCCTTCTGTATCGCCAAGTACTTCTCCATCGGCGTCCTTGAGCCCTTCTGTAAGCCCGAGCACTTCGCCGTCCGTATCTTTAAGCCCTTCAGTAAGCCCTTCGTTGAGCCCTTCAATAAGTTCATCGCTGAGCCCGTCTATCAGCGGAAGTGAAAGCCCTTCGCTATCGCCTTCCGTTTCAAGAAGTGCAAGCCCAAGCGCGTCTTTGAGCCCTTCAGTAAGCCCGTCCTTGAGCCCAAGTATTTCACCAAGTACTTCACCATCTGTCTCGTTGAGCCCATCATTGAGCCCATCCTTGAGCCCATCCTTGAGCCCATCTGTCAGTCCAAGTACTTCTCCAAGTGCTTCTACATCACCAAGCGCTTCGCTGAGCCCGTCCATATCTCCATCGGTCAGCCCGTCCATATCACCTAGTTTATAAAATACTTTTAATAAGGTCGCGGATGGTTTATAATGGGCACTAATGATAAAGCTATCCGTTGTTATTCCAAGCTATAAAGATCCACACTTACAACCCACAATAGACTCTTTATTAGAGAACTCTGGTCTAAAAGACGATGAGATAGAGGTTGTAGTAGTCCTTGACGGCTACTGGCCGAACCCGCCAATAGAAAACGACTTGCGCGTAGTGCTAATTCACTCGGGCAGAAATAGAGGTATGAGAAATGCTATAAATCTAGCCGTGTCTGCTTCTAGAGGAGAGTATATTATGCGCACCGACGAGCACGCTATATTTTCCAAAGATTATGGCAGAATAATGATCTCTCAGATGGAGGATAACTGGATAATGACTCCCAGAAGATACTTTTTAGACGTTGATAAGTGGGAGGTGATGGACATTCCTCCGGCTGATTACGAGGAGCTAGTGGTGCAAAGGGTTAGCGATAATGTGTCCAAATTTGCCGGGCTAGAAAGAAAAAGTAAAACCAAAGAGCTTGCTGATGTTATGATCTATGAAAAAACAGCAATGCAGGGCTCTTGTTGGCTGATGAAGCGAAGCTGGTGGGATAAAGTAATTAAGGAATTAGACTCTGAGCGGTATCAGCCTCTTTATCAGGACTCGCACGAAATGGTGTTTCGTACATGGAAAGCGGGCGGTAAACTTATGCTAAACAAAAATGTATGGCATGCGCATAAGCACAGATCTTTCGCAAGAACGCACAATAATGGAACCAAGGAAAATCCGTCCAATAACGAACTTTGCTGGTCTAGAATGATTGAGGACTGGGGAGAGTACTATGAGCAGGAGATTAGACCGAAGTGGGGAATATAAATGTAGCCGACCGCGAGGAGGCTCGAGAAGGTTTAGTCAGAGGAGCAAATAACAAGAAGAATATATGCGAGACTCTTCGCATGATAAATGATGAGGTTTACGGCATGCCCGACACAGAAAGAATTACCGAACTTATACTGGACGCCTTTATTATGGGTAAGAAAATGCAAAACAGATTATCTTATTACCAAAAGAAATATAAAGATAACACGGGAAACAAAGCCAAAGACATAGAGGGTTTGGAGGGAGTTAACGAGCGTGCTCGTATGAGAAAGGCTAGAACGCTATGAAATCATATGAAACCTATCAATATTTGGCGGGAGAGCCTATGACTGCGCGAGATAAGACTGAGGCGGGCAGTAAGTTCTGGAACAAAGGGAAGTGGGACAATTTTGTTTTGCCTTTTTTGACCGAAGATCCTTCTGGGCTGACGTTCATTGATATTGGCTGCAATGCTGGCCTGTTTTTACATTTTGCGGAAGAGCTAGGCTTTGCCAACGTTGTAGGGGTAGATTCAAACAAAGTTGCCATAGATCGTGGAAAGAAGTGGCGAGATAGGAGCGGTGGGAAATATAAAATGATCTTATCCGATATGAACGATGTTATTGGTGAGCTCCCTGTAGCTGATTATGTTGTTCTGGCTAACGTACATTATTATTTTAAAATAGAAGATTGGTTAGACTTTATAGATAAACTCCAATATAAAACAAGGCATGTAATTGTTGTCACAACTAAAAAGCGGGCGGGCAATAGGTGTTGGGCTCAGGCGGATTTGGACAATCTACGCAGATACTTTAAAGATTGGGGAGAGGTGGGCTTTGTAGACAATCTGCCGACAGAGGGGGACCCCCGTCCTAGAGACCTCTGGGGGCTGTGCTTTAAGGGTCGCATAGAAAGAATGCCAATAAATGAACTAGATTCTGGCAACCACGTACAAGACAAGTTTTATGCGGAAATAGATAAAGGGAAAGATTACAAAGAAACCAGTTATTATAAGATCATTAGAAAATATAGGATGGAGGACAATAAAGACTGGACGGA